GCACATTGGCTCGGCGAGAGGTGGCAAGCTTGGCCATTACATTGCCGTTCTCTGAGCTACTACGCTCGCCGGTCATATGCCCGGTTAGCTCTGTAGCTGGGAAGCCGCCTAGTGAAGCACACGCCTCTTGCAGGCAGCAATCGAAGAACTCCTGTGGGTTCGGCATTGCAACCGTTAGCGAGTTGACCTCCATTTCGTTAGTGAGCATCAATGTGTCAAACATTGAGTTAATATCTCTGCCAACAACCTCAAAGGCGTCGTGCAACTCATGAGGCTTTACACCCATTGCTTGGGCCATGCCAGGAATTCCGCGCTCGCTAGTGAAGTTAGCTTGCAATTGGCGGGCGGCGTTCTTGAAGAATCCTTCAGCACCAGACTGATTAATCTTCTCGATGGCAGTAAATGCGTTGAACCCGCGAGCCAGCAGGTTGTTGCCGAACTCGCTAGTTGATCCATCCGTGAACACATCGCCAAAGTACACCACGCGAGTCCAGTGGATATTCACCTCCCGCACAGGCTTTGTGTTCAGCGAGTTGTCATAGCTGACTATCTCCTGATAGGCCCATGCCTTCGGCTCGCCGTATCGCTCAGAGGTGCGATCCATCTCGGTGTCGGTTACGCGAAGCTGGCATTCCCACACTGGCATGTAGCCCACGATTTGGTCTGGCCTGACGTTGGTTGCCTCTTGGCTCCAATCCTTGCCATCGGCAATCTTCAGAATCAGCGCAGCATAGTTGCCAACCATGCGCTTTGTATCCATAGCACGGAAGGCCCGCCACAGCTTGGTTCGCTTGCAGAACTTGCGCAGCTCTTTTTCTAGGGGTGAGTCAACCTTGTTTTCGGCTGACGGCTCACCTTCAACTAGCTCCGGATAGCTCTCCCAAGTCTTTCCCGCCAGCTTGTCAATCGCACCACCCGCCACGCCGTTCCGGTCGTACATGTTTTTCTTGTGCTCGAACGTCAGCTCGGTAGGTAGGCCGAATACCCGATACAGCGAGCCATGCTTACTGTCCGACCCCATCACCTGACTTACCCGCGCCATCCTGATTCGCTCCAGCGCGCTCTGGCACTGGTTCACGATAATCTCTGCTCTGGATTGTTCCATCTGTCACCCCACTGATTGATTGGTGAATTTTACCATACAGGGGTTGTAATAGTTTTGGCGATGGTTCAGTATTGGTGCATCAACCAAGGAGATATCAATGCACCCAAAGCTAACAAGAGTAGCCAACCTGCACCAGAAGGCTGACATGCCAGATTATGGCGAAGAAGTTTATGTTTATGGTACTGGTTGCTTCGGTTGGTGGCGACGCAAGGCCAAGCTAGTTGCATACAAGCAATTACAACGAAAGAAGCAAGCGCCACACCGATTCATTGCTTGCGATGAGTACGACTGCCCCGTTCATTTCGTGGAAGCATGGAGCAGGGAAGCTGTAGACATGGGCGAGCTTAACGAATTTGACCGCAAAGGGTTGTAATAGTTTTAATGTGGTGCCATGATTGGCCTACCGAAACAAAGGAGTCTGATATGAAGAATGTAATCATTAAAAATGATGGCGGATACAAGTTTATGCGAGGTGTTAACTTCCCTGTTGTGGTGAGTGGCTTAGCAAGCAAAGACTGCGTTCTGGTTAGTGGTGATGAGTTGGAATTGGCTGGAGCAGATAAGTCACAAATGATCGGGAGTGGTCACGGTTGGATTTTTTACATCGGGAAGGAAGCCGAGGTGGTTGAGTAATGAGCGACTACAACAGCATGAAAGCTGACGAATACGCGCATAAGTTGGGGATTGAACAGTGGCTTGAGATGGAGATTGAGCTAATGGCGAATGAGGTTTCTTTGGAATTGCCAGAGTGGGCTCAATTTGTATCGAATAGCAGGCTAATAGACCTCATAGAAGATGAAGCCAGGCGCCGAGTCATGCAGGCAATCAAAGAGAGGAATGAGCCGTGATTACAACTAGACTTCACATCGAGGCGCATGATGGTCTTGTTTCGCCATCTCGCCATGTGACCAAGTATGAATCCATCACTCACGCAATAGGCGAGCTGCTGGAGGAAGGTTGGACTTCCGTTACATTCCAATGCGACAACGTGGCAATCCTGACCGATTGCGCGGGCGATAGGTTGATTATTGAGGTGGTGAGATGAGGCTTAGTGAGTTTTTGTTTCGCGGATTTAAGTCGTGCACTGATGGCAATTGCTGCATCAAAAAACCAGAAGGAATGCACACTAACGGCGGTTGCAAGTGCTTGCAGAATATGAGCAGGGCACAACTGTCAATTCTACAGAGCAGAATTATGGCAATGTCAGATGTCGATGTGTCTGGATACATCAAGCAACAAATGAACAAGGCCCAGTAACGGGCCTTTTCTCATCTGTACCTAGACGGCATGAATAGCATTGGTTGTGATGCGCTTAGGTCGGCAAGCTCAGTGACAGCCCAAACAAGCGCATCCATCCTGTCAGGCGACTTCTTGCTGTTAACTGGATCCCACTCAGTCATTTGCTGCTCTAGCTTATCGTGCCTGCCTACGTGATGGCACTCATGGCGCTCATACAGTGCAGCAACTGGCTCTGCTCGCACAGCTTTGCCCTTGGTTGCCCTGACCTTAATGACGCGAAGTGAGCGAGACTTCTGAAGAATGATTGACTCAACCATGTCGCCGCCTTGGTTTACCTCCGCAACAACTGAGTCGGCATTCCAGCGCTTGTAGGCATCAACCACAACTGACGCCCATTGCTCCGGAGTGGCAGCGCTAACGGAACAATCCTCCAGAACATAAACGTGATTTCCATAGTCAACACCACAAACAACAATGCCAGTCTCATCCGATTCATCGCTACTGGTTACTGCCGGGTCAACACCAACAACAATGCGCCTAAGCTCTGGAATGTCATGAATCCGGCATGATTCAATATCCGTCATTCTCCATAATGCGTATGGGTTATCGTCAAGTATCTCTGCAAGGCACTCCTGCCTAAACATGCGATCAGTAAGCTCGCGTTTTAGGGACTCCGCATATTTCGGCGTCAGGAAGTAGTTGTCCATAGTCGTGCCTTTTATGACTTCGACATATGGGTTATTGCACAGCGACTTTATGACGCTGGTTGGCCTTGGGGTGGTGGCGATGTACATAAGTGGGTTCTTGCCAAGGCGGTTAATTAGCTTTGCAGCCTCAAGCCCTTCCTCTGCGTACTGCCATGCAGCAAGCTCATCAACTACTGAGTGAGATGACTGGCTGCCACGAGACCGCTCAAGCGCCTCACATGAGTAACCTGTAATTTGGCTGCCGTTCTCAAACTTCAGAATCAGATCTGACTTGTTGAACTCGTAATCAATGTTTGGATTTATCTGGGATATGATTCCAGACTCACCTAGGAAGTTAACCTTCTTCAGTGATCCAAAATCAGCAGCCCAAAGAGCTATGCGGGCAGATGGCTCTGCCGTTGCTAAATCAATCGCCTTGTTGCTCACATACCACGTCTTTCCGAAACCACGACCGCATAGTAGCATTAGTGTGTCTTTCTCTGGCGGTATCTCAACTATCTGCTCAGGTCTCGCCCACAGCCTGAAGTCATGCAGGAGGTCATTCTTGGTTCGCTCATCACCATCAAACATGCGAGCAATAGCGTCACGCGCAATCCTTGGATTTGAGTGGATGAACTTGCGAACTGTCTCGATGCTATTCTGTGAGGTCATTCAGGATGCTCGCAAACTTATCGGCAGCAGTTTCGGTAATTTCGTGTTTTATAGCCCCGCCATTGGCACCCGTATGCTCGTTAGAGACGTTATCCTTCAACCCCAGGTCGCGGGCTATGATGTTGGCATTCAAGAGGTCTGCTGCGGCTCCCGTGAACTTCTGCTCGCGAATAGCCTTGTCGATCCTTTGTGCGACCCCCGAAAAATCAAGTTTCACCTTGTAGTCATACCATGTTGATTCGGCCAATCCTGAATGTAGAAGGAATCCGTCAAGGGTAAATGCTCTCATCTTTGCCAGCTTCTCCACAGTAACGACGCCTTGAAATGCGAACGCCTTGGCTTCCCATAGCGGGTTATCTTCTGCCCACTTAAAGTATGCCAATGCATCATCCCACATCTCATCTGGATGGTTGTAGACTGGCGGGCGGCCAACCTTGCGAGCTGAAATCTCCCATAGCGATTCTTTCTTCTCTTCTTCCATATCAACCTCAACTTCTCATGATTGTTTAACCGTTATATTGTATCAAACACAGGCACAAAAAAGCCCCCAGTTAGGAGGCTTTGTTTAGTGGCTAACCAATTCCGTCGCTGTGGCGCCTGTCTCTTCTATTGATTCCTTCTGTGTCCCCATAAAACTTTGATTCGAGCTATATAAGGCCGCCTTCGACATCCTCTATCGTGATCGTAATCTTTGCCATCACACAACCTCCAGTTTTTTACCAATCAACTCACCATCAACAACCGACTCCACTTCAATCCACAGATTGCCTTTCACTGCTAAAATTGGCTTTCCTGTGTTGAGTGATGCCAGCCTATCCGCATCGGACTTACTTACCGTGTATCGACCAACATCTTCGGCTTGAAGCGAGTTGACAAAAGCAACGGTGTACCGCGCACTGACTTCCGATTCAGTCATCTTTCATGCCACATATTAGCTCGGCTCTGAGCACCTGCAACTCTTCCGGATTTGAGTGAATCAAAAGCGTCACACCATCGCCAGACTGCTTCATTTCAATGTCACCGTACTTGTTCCATTTGTCGTCATACACAGGAATAAACGTCTGCCCTTGATTCTTTGCCTCAAGGCGAACGACGACGCTAGTTCCCCATATGTTCCGCATCTCTTTGTTGCACAACTGGACAGCCATTGTGCCGTACACCTTTCCGCGCAATCGCAGCTTTTCCCCTGGCCTTCTGTCTATCTTCAGCATCCGTTATTTTCTCCCATGTGTAACCTGCATGTGGGGCAGATCCTTTTTGCAAATCCCCATCGGTACAAGTGTCGATATGCGGCCAGAGCAGAATGCTTGTTCATTCCACACTCTGCGCCTATCCGGCTGATGTCACCATACTTCATGTCGGCATTCATACATGCCTCGTAAAAACGCGCGGTTCTGCGAGTTACCATATGGCCGCGCCAGTTAACCCGATGACCGTGCTCTGTGCCGAACCGCCATGTCATCCCGCAGTAGACTCGCCCCTCAAGGCAGGCTCGCCTAACTGATGAGTAGCTGTAAAAGTTAGCCTTGATTTGTTTCTCGCTGGTGAAATGATGCTCATTGCCTTCTGCGTCTGTTGCGATTACATCCATTTTCTTTCTTTCCCCTATG